GTTCGACGAGTTTTCCACAATTTCTACTATTTTCGTGTTTACAACAAAGCTTGCGGCATCGGGATTCTGCTATCGGAGGGCTTATTTGTTGCACGTTTGAGTTATTTCGCCCCCTCGGAGGACATTCTCCGGGTTTCTGCGCTCAGACATGGGTATTTAGCCTCCCCCCACGCTTTATCTCTTTCGAGAAAGGTGGCCGTAGCCAAGATTTCTAGCCGACACCTGATCCAAACAGTCTTCACTCCGACGTATCACGAATTAAGCGGGTTGGCTAGCCGCAGTGGCGTTGGTGCATGGGGAGTCGGTCCCCGTTTCCGGCCACGAATACCCTCCTGGACGCTCATGCTTTGTGTTCCAGGTCCGGGTCTTGCTTGCCTCACCAGCTTCCCAGCGGGGAGGGCTTTCTAGATTATGCGAACGGGGAGAGTGTATCAGACCCTGCGACGCCTCTTGAGGCTTTGCTGCCACTTTTCTGCATCACGGGCTGCCTGGCGGAGAAGTTCCTCATCAGACAGCTCCTTTTCGGGCCGGAGATCCTTGCGCTTAACCACCCTACCGGCGGTCCCGAGCTTTTTTCCCATGACAAAATAATATCAGCGGAAGGTTGTGACACCAACCTGGGGATGATATCTTTCTCTCCACAACCCACCGTAGGAGGTAAACATGGGTATGGAATACGAGGAATGGCTCGAATACGGGTGGCAGCAGGGCTGGGTTTCCCCGCCGGTCTGCTACACCCACGATGGTCTGCCGATAACCAGCGATGAGGACGATGAGTTCGGAGAGGGCTACGACCCCTGCATCTATCTGATGAGGATCTACGAGGACAACACCCAGCGGCTGGCGGTCGAATACACCGACACCGTTGTTGGGTGGCGGGCTAGCAACCGCGGCTGGACAAGGAAGGACTCCTAATGGCAACCCCACGGATTCCCCGCCTCTCCTTCGCCCCTGTTGAGGAGCGCATGAGGAAGGACGGCATGTCTGATGTCGCCTTTGCCGATGCCCTCCAGGTCAACCGCGACAGCATCCGCCACTACAGGGAGAGGGGTTTGAACGTGTATGCGGCCGACCGTCTGTCCTGCAAGCTTGGATACCACCCCACATACTTCTGGGGGGATGATTATTTCGCAGATCTCCTAAACGTCGTCAACAGCAAGGTAGGATGACACCATGAACAACATCACCATTATTGGCAACCTCGGCCAGGACCCAGAACTCCGTTTCACCAATAACAGTCTGGCCCAGGTCAAGTTTTCTATTGCAACTACCAGTGGCAAGGAAGACAACAAGAAGACCACCTGGCACAACTGCATCGCCTGGGGCGATCAGGCCGAAGCCATCGCCGGCACCTTCATCAAGGGCATGCGGGCGATTGTGATCGGACGCTACGAGGTCCGCGAGTACACCGCCAAGAACGGCGAGAAGAAGAAGTCCTACGAGATCGTCGTCGACGATTGCGGTTCCAGCCTTCGGTGGGGTATGCCTAAGGAGGCAGGCAAGTACGCCGCTTCCAGCGCCCCCGCCCCATACAAGCAGGCGGCATTCGACGATGAAGAACCCTTCTGATTGGATTGAAAAGGGTGCTTGCCGTGGAATGGACACAAACATGTGGTTCCCCACGGAGCCCCAAGGAAGAGATTACTTTGCGGCGGCAAGGCGAATCTGCAACACATGCACAGTCCAGGATGACTGTCTAGAGTACGCATTGAGCTTTCCGGCGGTCGAGGATATCGCCGGGATGTATGGAGGAAAATCACCATGGCAAAGGGACACGATCCGGAAGGACCGACAGAGGACGAGGCCCATCGTCTTCGCATCTGGGAGGAGTTCTGCAAGAACGCAGTCTCCGCCGGCAACAAAGCCATCGAATATCTCGAACTCGGAGATGTCGACCCAGACGAATACGACGACACAGCTCTTGACGAGATATATGCAGCAAGATGGGAGTCTGCAGGGGTCATCGTGGAGGCAGTCCTCAACCACGTTTGGTCAGAAGTTGAAGGACTGGCAATCAAGCTGGGAGTCCCATTTCTCCCCGAGATCGCGGAGATACACAATGACTGAACAGAAGTACACCACCCCGAAGCAGACAAAGCTTCTCCTCAATGCCACCAAGCCGGCGCCGGAGAGTGCTGTTTCAGCACAGGCTCTCGCCGGTTTGTTGGCGGCTGGCTGGCCCGACCCATTGCCCCCACACATCGCAGCTGCTATCTTTATGGGGTGTTCATATGTCATGAACTTGGCGGACCTCGCCCACGATGCTGGGGCACTCAGCACCGAGGAGAGCGTCGCAGTCAAGGGCGTGGCTGAACTCGCAATGCAGATCTGGAAGTACCAATACGACCAGGCCAACCCGGACAACGAGGGATAAATGGAAAACGGCGACATCGACAAGGACATGAAGAGGCTTGACAACATCATCCCTCACATGTTCACCAAGGAGAATGCCGCCGAAAACGCCCGCAAGGCCCATAAGTCACGCGCGGAGAACGAGAAGAAGAAGCAACACGTTCGCACTGAACTGGCGCCGGACATCATCCGTGCCCAAGAAAGCCTGAAGAAGCTGGGTTTCAAAAAGCTGGCGGAAGAAATTAGCCGCGAAGACCTGCCGAAGGCGTCGATTGCGATCATGATGGATCTGGCATTGCGGGTCCTTGGCGGGGAATGGGACATCAAGAACGCGGAAGAGGCGACCAAGATCGCGAAGACTTGGCACGACATTCTGCGCCTTGAGATGAACCAGGCCACCACAATCTCCGGCACACAATCGGAAACCCCGGAAAGCAGGCAGAACAGGCTCGAAGAGCTCCGCCTGGAGGCAAAGCGGCGTGTCGAGGGCAACCTTAGAGCTATCGCCGGCGACGCCTAACAGCGTTCAGGGGGCCAATGAGCGACGATCTACACCTTCTATCTGACGAGGAATTCAACAACCTCAGCCCGCTAGAGCAGGACGAATACCTCGAACTGCTCCAGCAGGACATGACCGCATGGTCATTGAAGGGCAACGAACGCCAAATGAGGGCGAATATACTCCTCAAGAAGGTTGATTGGCTTCTCTACGGTGGTGCGGCTGGCGGTGGCAAGTCTGAGCTGATGGCGTACCACGTCCATGAGCTGAGCCTCAAGTATCCCGGTCATCGCAGCCTCCTGATCCGAACCTCGCTTCCGGAACTCCGCCGGTCACTCATCATCCGTACCCAGGTTAGATACAGCCAAATTCATACCCCGGCGGTGCTGAGAAGCGTCGACAACGTGAAAGCCTGGTGGTACGACAATGGCAGTATCATCGAATACGGCTACTGCTCCCGAGACGAGGACGTCGGGCAGTTCATGTCGGCGGAATACGACTTCATCGGTTTCGACGAAGCCACCCAGTTCACCCCCTACCAGATGCTGATGATCTCCGGTCGACTTCGAACCAGCAAAAAAATGGCGGCTTCCGGCGTCAAGACCCACGTTATGTTCGCGACCAACCCTGGTGACAGGGGCCATATGTTCCTCTACAGCATGCTAGTGTCACCAACACAGTATGGTAGATACGCGATCGTTTACGACGTTTCTGAGGGTTTCGAGGATCCCCCGATTGTCCGGAGCGTTGAGCTTCCCGACGACCTGGCGGAACTCGAAAAACTGGAAATTGATCACGATCCCAACAATCATCTTGTTGTTGCTTTCGTTCCGTCGACTGTTATCGACAACCCGTTCATCGATCCGACATACAAAAAGCATCTTTCAATGCTTCCTGAGACCGAAAGAAAACAGAAACTTCTTGGGGATTGGGACACGTTTTCGGGACAGTATTTCGTGGAATTTCAACGCTCAAGTCACGTTGTACCCGGATTTGCCATACCAGAGTCGTGGCAGCGGTATCGAGGCATCGACTTCGGAACAGCGAACCCGTTCTGCTGCCTATGGGGTGCGGTTGACCCAGCAGACGGGACTATGTATATCTATCGGGAGGCTTACCACAAGAATTTCACTGCTGCGGAGCAGGCCAGGCATATCAAAAGCCTTTCTGTTAACGAACATGGAAAGCCAGAAACATTCGCAATGACCGTTGGTGACCCGTCGATGTGGAGCAATGTGTCCGGAACAGGCAGCAGCGTAGCTCAACAATACCAAACAAATGGCGTTGTTATGACCAAGGCGAAGAACCATCGAGTCGGTGGATGGCAGAACATGCGGCGCTATATGCAGCCGTCACCCCTGGATGGCAACGTCAAAATCAAGATTTTCGACAATTGCTTCAATCTCATCAGGACAATTCCGATGATGAGGCACTCCCACACCAACCCGGAAGATCTCGACACCCGGGATGAGGACCATGCCGTAGATGCCCTCAGGTATCTGCTAGGCTGCCGTCCGTACGAGGTAAGCAAGCGTCCCGGCAAGAAATACTCCGAGGGTGCAGAGGGTCGAGTACAGAAGTACATGGAGCGTCTCGACAGGGCCGCAAAGAAACGTAAGGATCAATGGTAATGCAAGTAGTTAGTCAATATCTGTTTCTGCCGGGCTCATGCCTGTTCTGCAGATCGTCAAACCTCCCGACGATCGATACCGGTCAGGACCTGGACTGGCCGAACGATCCCAACTCCCCCAACCCGTCCGCCAACACGCGCCTCTATATCTGTGCGGATTGCGCCATCGAGCTGGCTCGCATGGTTCTCGATTCGCGTGGGCTTTCCCTCGTCAAGGACGACAAGATCCCTGAGCTGCAAAGCATGGTTGATTCGCTGTCTGCCAATAATGTTGAGTTGACTGCGCGCAATGAGGACCTTGAGAATGTCATGAGAATCATGGGAACGATCCCCAAGCAGCCCGACGAGTCCCCCGCCAAGAAGACCTTCAAGGTCGTTGGTTCCCCGACGGGAGAAACTGAAGTATGATATGGCTTGCAATTGTCGCGCTCGGTAATATGGGCGTGACTGTATGGCTTGTACGAGAGAACCGGAGAATTACACAGATGGCCCTAGCCAAGCATACTGGTGATTTCACGGCCATGGTCCGTGCCGAAAAGGCACTCAAGCCGAAGCCTAAGTCCGAAAAGGAAGACGACCAGCATTGGTCGTGGCGCAGTCCGGTTGAAGGGGTCGCACCGTAATGCCCGAAGAGAAGCCATGGTCCCCTCCCGCAGCTCGGGATATTGTCAACAAGTGGCAGGAGGCTGACCAGTATCTCGTCAAGGAGCGGCGCGATTACTGGATGAATGCGTCCTACTACGCCTCCCACCAGTGGATTTGGTGGGATTTCAGCAGGAATATCGTCCAGGAGCTGGACTACGCCAATGAGGCCGAAAAGGGTTCTCGCATCACCGTTGACAAGTACGGCCCCAGAACCAGGTCGCTTCTCGCTCGTTTGACCAGAAGCGAGCTGATCTGGGAGGTCCAGCCGTCCGGAATGGACGATAACTCCATGCGTCGGCAGCGCCTTCAGGAGCAGATCCTGATTGGCGAGCAGCGCCACAACAAGTGGGAGGAAATCCGTGAAATGGAAATCCTGCAAACGCTTTTTGGTGGAGCGGCTGCAATTGCTGTCGATTGGGATCCGGATCGAGGCGAGGACTATCTCATTGATCCGATCAGCCAGATCTCGGTTCCTGTTGGCGGTATCCGCCTTACGCCGTTGGGTATCAACGAATTTACCCTAGAGCCAGGTAGCCAAAACGCGGAAGACGCTAGATGGTGGATGCGTTGCACCAGTCTTCCCCCGGAGCAGGTCAAGGAGCGCTACAACCTGCCCGAAACCCCAGCCGCAGATGCCGAAGCAATGCTGTCCGCCCGACACCGCAGCATTCTACTTCGTCGTCCCGGTGGCACTCCCCCGCGAACCACGCTCGTCTATGTCTATTACGAGCGCCCCACCCAGAACACCCCCGGCTGCGTCGTCCATGTTGTCAACAACAAGATTGTTGAGATCCAGGAGCAGTGGCCGTTCCCGTTCAAGCACCTGAACCTGGCGCTGTTCAGGCAGAGCAAGATCCCCAACACATGGGTTGGTCATACTCTGCTGACTCCCGCCCGCGACGTTCAGTACGCCTATAACCGGGCGCGGTCCACCATTCTTGAGCACATGCGAAAGGCGGCAAACGCCCGACTGATGGTTCCGACCGGCTCCGTCGACGATGCTGACGCCATCACCATCGACCCCGCCGATATTCTGGAGTACAACGCAGAACTGGGTGAACCGCACTGGCAGACCGCCCCCGAGGTCCCGCGCTGGATTTCCGGCGAGGCAGCCCAGCTTGAGGCGGAACTTGACGATATTTTCCACACCCACCAGACCACCCGCGGCGAAGCCCCCGGCGACAGAAACAGCGGTCTTGCCCTGTCCCTGCTTGCAGAAAAGGACGACACTCCCCTGCATCCGATGGCAAAGGATCAGTCGGAGGGCTGGGGCAGGATTGCAGAGATGAGCCTGCTTCTGTATAAGCAGAACGCAGCTAGCAACGAGATCACCCGCAAGTCAATTGTTTTGACCGAGCAGGGCGTTCCCCACCAGATTTCCTGGGGGGCGAAGGATATTGACGACCGCCCAGTCGTGATCGTTCCAATGGATGCAACGGCACCGCGAAGCAAGATCGCTACCCAATCGATCCTGACATCGCTCGCACAGCAGTTCCCGAACGTTTTTGCCAATATCAACCCCCGCCAGCTGTCCAAGATGCTTGGTCTCCCCGATCCGAAGCAGTTCCTGTCTCAGATCGACCCGGACGAGGCAAAGGCGGAATGGGAAAACGGTCTGCTCATGCAGGGTGTTCCGGTCATCCCGGAAGACTTCGATGTTCACGACATGCACATCTACGTCCACAACGTCGAAAGAAAGTCACCCGCATACGAGCTTGCAGATCCGCAGATTAAGCAGATCATGGACATGCATATCATGGCCCACATGGCCCTGCTTACCAACGAAACAGCCGCCGTCATGGCCCAGTCCGATCAGGCAGCCATGGGGGAGATGCAGGATCCCGGTGTTACTGCGGCGCTTCAGGCCGGCGTCGGTCTTCCGATGCAGCCAAACGGTCTTCAGCAAGAAGAAGAAATGATGGCAGAAGAGATGGGGGAGATGCCCGATATGGGTGAGGAAGCCATGCTAATGTCAGAACAACCCACTATGTTCGGAGGAATGTAATGTCAGATACACCCACAAACTTCACCGATTACGTCGAACAGCCCGCAGCTGTGGAGCCTGCTGCTGAGGCCGGCGACGTCAACTGGGAAGAGCGCTACCGCAGCGAGGTCCAGGACCGAATTCGCGAGAGGGAGCGCTACAAGCCCATCCGCCAGGTTTTTGACCAGATGCATCCCGACGATGCTGCTGCCGTTCAGGGCTTTGCCCAGGCTTGGGCTGCCGGCGACCAGGACACCGCAATCAAGTGGATGATCGAGAACGCCAAGACCCTCGCTGGCGACAACTTCTATGACATTGCCGGCGTCAACAGCCGCGGCCAGACCCAGAGTGACGTCTGGAATGAGGCCGTCAATGACGCCCAGACCGCCGGTCTTTCCCCCCAGCAGGTCGAAATGCTGATCGAAGATCGAATGGCCGCTTTTCAGCACGAGCAGGTTGTCCAGCAGTTTGAGTACGAAATCGAGCAGACCTTGCAGGAAGCTGGCTATGACCCGAACAGCCCGCTCGCAATCGCCGCAATTGCTGCCGCCCAGCAGCGCGAAGACCTCGACCTCGGTGCCGCCATCGCGGATATCGAGAACCAGATCCTTACCCAGGCGCAGTCAATCGTGCAGCGGAGGCAGAATCCTTCCGCCGGCATGCCGTCTGCAGCTCCGACCGGTGGCGTTCCCGCACGTATGGATATCGCCGGCATGTCACCCCGAGATCGGGCGATGGCCCGACTTCAGCAGAACGGACTCTGACGGTACTTGACACGTATCGACGGTAGGGTACAATAAATCTGTCGTCCCTGGATAGGGCCGATGTACAACATAGTCACCAAAAGGCACGTTGACGGAAAGTCACGGTATCTAGGTTCGGAGAACCGAAGTATCGCCCGAGGGGTCTTAAAACCTTTCAATCCACCAACCAAACTCAACAAGGAAAATTACAATGCCCGCAAGCCTTTCCACTGTTGATGCAATCCTGAAGGACGACTACAAGGATTACATCGATCAGCTCAACCAGGCGACGTTTCTTCTCTCGCAGATCGAAACCCGCCGCGATACCGTCACGGGTCGTATCGCCCGTCACGCCATCCACCTCGGCCGCTCGTCCGGCGTCGGTGCTCGCGGAGAGAATGGCACTCTCCCGACCGCCGGCAACCAGGCGTTCGCGACCGTCCCGGTCCCGGTCCGCTACGTCTACGGGCGTATCCAGCTGAGCGGCCCGACGATTCGCCAGGCGGTCACCGACCGTGGCGCGTTCGTCGACGCCCTCGACGCTGAAATGCAGGGCATCCGCAAGGACGCGATGAAGGACGTCAACCGCCAGCTGTGGGGCACCTCGAACGGTGTCATCGCCCAGTGCGGCACGACCACCTCGTCCACGACGGTTGTTCTCGCAAGCTCGACCGGCACGACGGCCCTTCGCAACCTGTACTTCGACGGCGGCATGGTCGTCGACATCGGTACGGTTGCATCCCCGACCACCGTTGCATCGGCCCGTACCGTCACCTCCGTTGACACCTCGAACAAGACGATGGTGATCTCGGGTGCTGCGGTTACGACCAGCTCCTCGCACTTCATCTTCCGTGCAGGTGCGGGCGGTGCCTCCAGCAACACCGGCCAGCCGAACGACGGCCAGATCGAGCTCACCGGCGTTCAGACCATCGTGTCTGACTCGGCCGTCCTGCACACGATCAACCCGTCCAGCCAGCCGAACTGGAAGGCATACGTGAACAGCAACGGCGGCACCAATCGTGCCGTGTCCGAGACGCTCATCACGGGTGCCATCATGAAGACCCTGATCGCCTCCGGCAAGAAGCCCACGCTTCTCGTCTCGGCTGAGGGTGTTCACCTGTCGGTTGCGAACCTGTTCCTGTCGCTCAAGCGCAACATGGAGCAGACCCAGCTGAAGGGTGGCTACGCAGGCATCCAGTACTACTCGCCGTCGGTCTCTGGCCAGGGCGATGAGGGTCCGACCGTCCTCTACGCAGACTTCGACTGCCCGAACAACCGCCTCTTCGGTATCAACCCGGAGAGCCTGGTGTGGCATCAGGTCGGCGAGGGCTGGCAGTTCATGGACCTCGACGGTGCCGTGATGAACCGTAAGCCGGACATCGACGCCTACGAGGCGACGCTGACCTGCTACGCGGAGCTCGCCTGCAAGCAGCGCAACAGCCACTTCCTCATCTCGGACCTGACGGAGACGTCGATCTGACATGGCGGCATCAGTTAGCATCGTGACTGGCCCGGAGGTTCCGGGAAACCGAAAGTTCGTGACTGCTGACGTGACGTTCGACGCAGCGTACGCCACGGGGGGTGAGGCCATCTCGGTCTCATCTCTCGGGCTTACGCGGCTCGACTTCATGTGGGTGTCGTCCGATGACGGTTATCTCGCCCAGTGGGATGGTTCTCTGACCACGCCGAAGATCAAGCTGTTCTACACCGACAAGGATGACGTTACTGTGGCTGACGGCCCCCTCTCCCAGGTTGCCTCCGCCTTTGACGTTTCCTCCGTCGTCGTGCAGGTCTTCGCCTTCGGGGCGTAAGCATCAAGTTCGCCCGGGGTCGGTGTCCCCTTTCCGCCGGCCCCGGGTCGACTACCATGGAGGGTTATGCAAGCTAAAGATTTGATGTCGCACCATATTCCTGGTGCGGAAGGATGGATGGAGGTTACGACCGACATCTATGACATTGCCCGTCGCGTTCGCGAGGGTGACGAGTCTGGCTGGCGTGGAGATCCCACGGCTAGTGTCATGTTCAACCCGGTCACCAACCATTTCGAGGTGTGGATGATCGACGAGACCAACACTCCGTATATCGCCTGCAGTAACCAGCGCTGCGACCACACCCTCATCATGAAGCTGATCGAGGGTGACTGGCAGAAGGGCCGGCGCCTTTTGGAGGAAATCCAGAAGAAGAACCGAACCGCCCATGAAGCAAAGCTCAGCGCAGACAGGGACCGCGCCGAGGAAATTGCTGATAAAATGCATTGGGCGATTATCCGAGATATCGGCCACATGGAGGGTGGAACCCGCCGTCAGTATTCATTCAACGAAAAAGGTAAGTAATGGCAACATATACAGCGTCCCAGGCAAAGACAATCACGCTCGTCAATGGCCAGGTTGACACGATCACCCTGACCGGCACTGGCTCGCGCCTTCACATTGCAGTCACGGCCAACCACAAGCCGATCTATTTTACGGCCGGGGACAAGCTCGAAACAATCTCAACCCCCAGCGTCGCGGGAGATGATTGCTACGTTTTTGACTACCAGAACTACATGGATTTTCCCTGGTATGGAAATAACGCCCAGGTCAAGGTAATCGCAGCCGGAACGCCGACGATTACCATTATGCTGATTCCCTGAGTGATATAATCACGAAATGGCATCGACACCCGCTGAACAGAATATTGCCATTGTTAGGGGCGATACTGTCACTGTCGTTGTCACGATCACCTCAAACGGCACAACCCCCATCAACATTACTGGTCGGGCATATACGTCGATGGTCAGGATGGACTACGACTCAACCTCGCCATCAGCAACCTTCACATGTGTCGTTACAAACGGAGCTGCTGGCCAGGTCACGTTGACCATGGACTCGTCTACTACGGCTGCATTGATCCCATATAACTACGTGTGGGATCTCCAGGAAAATGCCTCTGGTGTCATTTCTACCCTGTTGGCGGGTCAGTTTGTCATTCTCCCTGATGTGACGAGGTAGCAATGGCTACCATCAACGTTACCATCACGGTATCGAGCACTACAGCGCAAGCCAACGTTGTCAATTCTAATAGTGCAATCACTATCACCAGAAATGACGAAATCAACAACGTTGCGACAACGGCTACTGTCACTATCGTTGGGTCATCGAACGCCGGCCCGCAAGGCCCTACTGGGCCATCGGGCCCAACTGGACCAGCTGGCCCTACTGGGTCCACTGGACCAACTGGTTCTACTGGTCCCACTGGCCCAACGGGGCCGACAGGTGCGGCATCTACGGTTACCGGGCCAACGGGCCCTACTGGACCAACAGGGGCGGCGTCAACAGTAACTGGCCCTACCGGCCCCTCTGGACCAACTGGACCAACCGGGCCAATCGGACCCACTGGTTCTACCGGCCCTACCGGCCCCACTGGAGCTACTGGCCCAACCGGATCTGCTGGAACAAACGGAGCAGTTGGCCCCACGGGACCGACTGGTGCGACTGGTCCAACGGGCGCAACGGGTGCGGCCTCGACTGTAACCGGCCCAACTGGCCCAACTGGCCCAGGATTTCAATGGTTCTACAACTGGCTTGCACCGACGCCGTATTTCCCGAACAATGTGGTTTCTTATGCTGGTTCAACGTGGATTGCCCTTACCAGCAACAGCAACAAACAGCCGGACATAAATCCAACTGATTGGAGTTTGTTCACCTCCGTTGGCGACACGGGACCCACCGGTCCGACCGGACCTACCGGCGCGGCTTCGACGGTCACTGGTCCAACTGGCCCTACTGGTCCTACCGGCCCCCAGGGTGATCCGTCGACGGTGACTGGTCCTACTGGTCCTACTGGTCCAACTGGGGCTGCTGGGACGATCGGTGTTGATGGTGCGACGGGTCCTACAGGCCCTACGGGTCCTACGGGGCCGACTGGCCCTACTGGGGCGGCTGGCACTATCGGTGTGGACGGCGCGACAGGACCGACTGGTCCGACGGGGCCGACTGGTCCTACGGGGGCTACTGGTGCTGCGTCTACTGTTACGGGACCGACTGGCCCGACCGGACCGACTGGTCCGACTGGGGCTGCGGCACCTATACAGACCACCAGTAATCTGACAACATATATCATCATGGAAGTGAACCCATAAATGGCCAGTGGCGATGTTTTTCCGAAGTTGCTTGATGCTCCGAGTTTTCTCGGTACGTCCAGCACGACCCTGTTTACGGTGCCTTCGGGCCATCAGTATGCGATCAAGCAGATTGTGGTGTGCAATACGGATGGGGTGGAGCGCTGGGTGAAGCTGGCGGTTGGGTCGACGGCGACAGTTGAGAATTGTTTTGTGTTTCAGTTGCCGGTGGCTGCGTATGACACGGTGGTGTTGGATACGGCTTTGGTGTTGGAGGCTGCTCAGACTGTTCAGGGTTCGTCTGATACTGCGTCGAAGGTGACTGTGACGATTACTGGTTGGGACCGGGAACTCTGATGGGTATTTCGTCGGGTTTGGGTCGGGATGCGTTGCTTCCTGGTTTGGTGCTTGTATCTTCATCGTCGTTCTCGTCGCAAACTGGCGTGAACATAGATTCTTGTTTTTCGTCTCAGTACGCCAATTACCGTGTTGTGATTGACCTGAGTGCAATAAGTGCAAACGACACCGTTCTTTTCGTTTTCCGAGATTCTTCTGGAAATGTAACTTCGTCTAATTATGATTACACCTTGCTTGAATGGTATTCAGGCAGTGTCGCCGCAACGTCTTCTCTTGCAGTTGGAAACAGTCGTATACAATTCACCTATACAACTCCTGGTTATATGGCGGCAACTATTGACATTTATAATCCGCAGGTCGCGCTTCGTACTCAGTGGACCTCCAATGCGACTAGCATGAACGGAACTACTTGGACTCTTGCTGACAGGGTAGATGGTAATTTTCGGTTGACGACACAGTTCACTGGGTTTCGGTTGACTACTGCTGGCGGAACGGCGACGATGACTGGAACTATTCGTGTGTATGGGTACAGGAACTAAACATGGGTTTGTCTAATTATTTGCCGTCGTCGCGTCTAATCCAGCCGGGTGTGTGTACGAGTTCGACGCGGCCTGCTAGCCCGTTTGAGGGTCAAGCCATCTACGAAACCGACACCGACATGATGGCTATCTACAATGGCACAGCATGGCGGTACATTGCGGCGACCACCCCGACACAAGGAACCGTGTTGCAGGTCGTCAACGCCACATACTCAACACAACTTGGCTCGTCATCGTCAACACCTGCAGACACAGGTTTGACTGCCACCATCACACCCAAGTCGTCTTCCAGCAAGATTCTCGTCAATGTATGCCAAAACGGATGTTATAAAAACAACCTGAATTCAGAAAACCGTATGGCTCTTCGTCTCCTTAGGGACTCAACAGTGTTGTCTAACTTTTCGGGTGGTTTGTTTCTCTACACCGGTACAGCAATCAACTTGGGGGCCGCGATTTCCACGACGTATCTTGATTCCCCGGCCACTGCTTCTGCCGTTACATATAAGACTCAGTATTGGAATCCGAACAACACGAACGGGGTCAACGTCCAGGCTGACAATGCTTTGTCAATGATTACTTTGATGGAGTTGGCGGGCTGATGGGTATTTCTAATTTGTCTACCGGTCTTCGCCCAGGGGTTTGCACCTCCACAACACGGCCCTCCACACCGTTCGAAGGGCAAATGATTTACGAGACAGACACGAACCGGGTGTTGGTGTATGAGGGTGCGGCATGGGTGTGCATCACGCCCCAATCATCTACACAGGACGCATCGGTCAACAACCCGAGCGGCACAGCATTTGCTTCATCATCGGGAACAGACCCTTCGGTCACTCTCAACACCGGGACACAGGCGTTGATTACGATTTCGGCCCGCATTTCGTGTGGCGGTAACTACAACTTTGTTGGGTGTGCTGTATCGGGTGCATCAACTATTGCGGCTTCTGATGCTAATTCTGCAACTATTGGCGCAATTTCAACCGCAACGATGTCAAGCGTTACTTATTTGTTGACTGGTTTGACTGCTGGCTCCAATACTTTTACGATGCGTTACAGGTGTAATGTTTCTGCCAGTGGTTCTTATGATTACCGCAAGTTGACGGTTGTAGGGATTTT